ATGCTTGAGATATCAAAGTTTACGCATGGATCAGTCTGCCCACCGGGAGAGACAATCTCTGACGTACTGGAGGAAAAGCAAATTAGTTTTTCTGACTTCGCAAATATGCTAGGCGGAAGTCATGAGCTTGCAGACTCATTGCTGAAAGGAGATGCAAGAATTAATGATGATCTTGCTATACGCTTATCAGAAGTTCTTGGTGCATCCCCAGGCTTTTGGCTTAGAAGAGAAAAACTATACGTAGAATTTTTGGAGGTGGTTAATAGCCCAATCTCCGAAGCAGAGAACCAATGGCTATCTGAACTACCAATTCCGAGCATGCAAAGATATGGCTGGATTCCGAAAACACGTTCACCGGCAAGAAACTTAATTAATTGCCTTAATTTTTTTGATGTTTCCAGCGTTGATTCTTGGAGAGAATCTTATAGAAGCACACCGGAGCTCGCAAAATTTAGAACCTCTCAAGCATTTAGCCCTCAATTAGGGGCTGTTGCTGCATGGATAAAACAATGCGAGACAGAAGCAGATTTCTTGGATTGCGCCCCTTGGAACAAAGAGAAATTTGCTGAATCTCTCCATGAGATAAAAAAACTAACACTTGAACCAGACCCAAGTATTTTTCTACCAGAGTTGCAGCGCATTTGTGCAAAAAATGGCGTCGCTGTTGTTATTGCACGAACACCTAGTGGCTGCCAAGCAAGCGGAGCCACAAAATTTATATCAAACTCAAAAGCACTTCTAATGCTTAGTTTTAGATATTTATCCGACGATCACTTCTGGTTCACCTTCTACCATGAGGCCGCACATCTAATCCTTCATGATAAGGATAGTGTATTCGTAGAAGGAGGGAATAATAATGAAGATATCCGCGAAACAGAGGCCAATACCTTCTCTCAAAATTTTCTTATACCTCCAGATGTTTCGCCTGAGTTACCCGCATTAAAGGATAACATGAGGGGTGTACTTAAGCTTTCTAAGAGGCTTGGCATATCCCCGGGAATCATCGTTGGGCAACTTCAACACCGAGGTATAATCAAACAGAATCACATGCAAAAGCTAAAGGTTAGATACCGCTGGACAGAAGAATAGCTAGCCGCGAAATTGAATATATTTCCCGGGGACTTCTGCCAATTGCAGAGAGCGTCCTCTAGGACTTGCATACCGACATCAAGATAAGTGTCTAGGCTCACTATCCATTGATCAAGTGTTCTCCTAGACGCTTCACCATTAGTGCGCCCTAAAAAAAGCAGCTTAGCCCCATCATAAGGGCCTGTAGCATTACCCATGTATGTGGAGTCGGCCTGGATATTGGCAACGCCGACTTTCCCGATCATCGTAAGATAGTCAAAGCGACCTGTTCTGCCGAAACGACAAACAGCACTCATCGATTTATATAGATCACGAAATGCCTGTCTCGGGTCTTGATTGTGACGTTCAAGTGCCTTGCCGAACAAATCTATGTGAGAGCCGCTCGCAAGAACCCAATGAACATAACTCCTTAAAACAATACCAGTAAAACTCCTCCGTGCTGGATTCATCGATTCGTATTTTCTATGGTTTCCAAAACGATATTTTCTATCCGAAATTTCCTGGTAATTCCGCTCAAGCCACTCAACCATTCTATCAGGATTATAGGTTGCTCTTTTCCAGTCCCAGGTGAAACCTTGCCCGAGAGCACTATAAAAGACTTGCGCAAGTGACCATCCATCCTTACCACTCTTACCGAAATGAGTTGCCAGGAATATCAACCAACTAGCTTCGTCTATATTTCCATTTTTAGCATGAATTACCGCCGCTTTAATCGGATCAAACATATCACTTCCAGCTTCTCCTCTTAGGGGGCTCAGCCTTCTTTGCCGAATCACTTCAACGTATTTGATCCTTCTAATACTATCTATTAGCTGAGCAATGAGAGTTTCTCTGTTCTCAGGAAACTCAACCCCAGGCAATCCCCTCACTTCTTTTGAATATGCTAATAATTGAACGTCCAAATTACGAGCGGTTTCTATATCTCTCTTCCGCATCAGAGCACCTCAGCAGTTTGCTTGGCTATCCAGTCTCTAATTGACGCCCTAACCTTCGACGTCACCCCATAGCTGCTTTGAATATTATGATTAAATCCGAGAACCAAAATCGGATTATCCAAACTAACATCGGATATTCTATTTATAACCCCCTGATACGAAAAGCCTTTTACACTCGCAATGTTATTCCTCTTTAGGTCCCAATCTGAAACATTCTGCATGTTTAGCTTGCGACCAATCATACCTTCAAATCTTTCCACAACGGTCTTTCCATTAAGAACTAGAACCCTTATCGGAGTACCCTTCATTATCTGCCCCAGCGTATTGATGGAGGCATCAAGAAGAGCTCTCTTTTGAGTACTAGTTAAAGCAGCCCACTTTGTATGCGTTGCAAAAGGAATCAAGTCCAAGTGAACCGCATGAAAAAGCTTATTGTAATAAGATGTCGAAGTTCCACTAATTAATAAATCAAGAGACTTAAACCAAGTGTTATACGGATTTCTAGAAAAGTACTCCCTACAAGACTCCTCGATAAGCTCAATATGTTCTTCTGAAATCTGCTCCCACTTTTCTAGACCAAGCGAATTCAGTGTATGAAACCGCCGCTCACCACCTTGGATCTCCTGATTTTGATTATCAACAAACTCTTTATTACTTGGATTTAAGCCTAAGGTCGCTACTGCCGCTAGCGATGGATCACCAAACGATGGTATCGGAGCCGCCCAAGGTACAACGTCAGAGGCTAGTAATCTCTGATCTCTTAGTAAGTCTATTAACTCTATTATTATTTTACGCATTTAGGCCTTAGCATGAAGGAGCATTTCCAGTTGTGCGGGTGCTACCTCTATTGAGGGATCTTTGTCTTGCCTTCTTTTTTCTAGATATGACATATACACGTCGGAGATCATCTCACGTAGTATTCTCTCTATTTTCTCGGCTTCCACTTTATCCTTTGTATATGTGAAAAATTGGAAAACCCTTGCAAGATCAGCCCAATAGTCATCAAGGCAAAGATCTTTAACACTTATCTCCTCGCCGCCTCGTATTTTTCTCTCGGCCTCTAACAGCTTATTTATACTTGGCCACGGATCTCCCTCAGGCATAGCTGGCATTTCAGAAATCTGCTGAAAGCCACTATTCACATAAGCTCTGGCTTCTTCAAAGTTTTTTTCGTAAAGATGCAGGCTTGTGACGTAGTGCTTATACTCTCCAATTTCACACCCCAAAGAGCGCGCTAACATTTCCTGTATCATCGTGAAGGCAAACACATCATGCGGCAGGCCAAGATATACATCGTTCGACCTCATTGAAGTGAACATATGCAGCCTTTGCTTTCTAATTAAGAACTGAAGAGTACATGTGCACGGAATATCTTTCCTAGGCTTCAAGATATCCTTAGCATCAAAAAGCTGCACTACAGCTTGCCGCGATGTTTTTTTATCACTCAACAATCTTAAAACTGATTGGAGCTGATTTTTATTTCCCTCCCCCATCATCCGCGGGCCATATCCACCATAAACAGTGCGCCCATCATCGGAGCTGTCCTTGTACATGGGGATATAGTGACGGATAAAGCTTAGATCTTTAGAGCCAGCCAAGTACCAAGCCAACTCACCAAGACAGCCTGAATTCAACACATAAGTGCAACGCTCACCCCTGTATGCACTTCGTACGGCGTCTTCCAGCCCAAGCGCTTGCGCGGGCGTAGATTGATCCTCGCTACTGTCCGATTGACGGCTTCGACGGTCAGCTTGCTGAAGTCGCTGCCCTTGGGGAAATACTGGCGGAGCAGACCGTTGGTGTTTTCATTGGTGCCACGTTGCCAGGATGAATAGGGGTCTGCAAAAAAGACCTGGCACTGGCTCCGTAGCGCGATGCGTTCATGCCCGGCAAACTCCCTTCCGTTATCCAGCGTCAGCGTGTGAGCGGCATGGCCCTGAAGCATCAGATTGATCGCCCGCGTTACCTGCCGGCGCGTTCTGCGCTTGACCGGATAGGCGCTCAGATAGCCGCTTTTGCGATCAACCAGGGTCACCAGGTTACCGCCCAGTCCATGTACCGTATCGCCCTCCCAGTCCCCCAGGCGCTCGCGGCTTTCGACCTCGGCTGGGCGTTCACTGATTGACACGCGATTACGCAGCTGCCCGCGCCGATCGTGGCTTCCATAGCGTTTCCGGTAGCGCTTTCGGCGATGTCGCAGATAGGTATAAAGCTCACCACCGGCGCGCTGTTCGGCGGCAATGAACCGATAAATCCACTCATGGCTGACCGCCCGGCTTGGCTGCTCCTGCTTCAACCGCTGGGCGATCTGCTCCGGACTCATGCCATGCTTGAGCCACACCGGGAGATGATGGCTGAGCCATGTCGCCGGCTTGCAAAACTTGCGCGCACCCGCTCGACGAGCATCACTTTCATGGGCCGCAGAAACAGCCTTGTAGATATTCTGGGTGCTGTTGCGGCGAACCTCGCGACTGATCGTCGAGGGATGCACGCCGACCCGCTTTGCAATGCTCGCCTGGCTCTCTGCGGCGCTCAAGCCAGCCTCAATCTGGTAACGTTGTCCCTGAGTCAGCTGCCGGTAATGCGTAGTCATCTGCGCTTGAATCCTTCGGTGTGAGAGCCTGGATTCTACCGGTGGCTGGCTCTCTGCCTCTCGTTTCAAGCGTTGCGCTTATTCTATGAATTCAGGCAGCTAAACAACTTTCCCTTTCCCTCCGCCCGACTCAAGCGGGCACGAGGGTTTTTTAGATGAAGTAAAGCCCCAGTTATCTCAGTAAACGCCCCTTTGCTCGCTATTATTTTTTCTCTCTTTTTTAAGAGCTTGTCATATACTTTATTAAGAAGATCATCCAATGTCTCTTCTTTTATATACATTCCCTATCCCTCGCGCCTGCCTTGGCCAACACAGGCTCAGAATAATTTAAGCTGTGGATTTACTTCCTTAACCCTTAAACCTAGATTCCCCTGCTCGGCCTTTAAACTTTTAGCACAAGATATTATTTTTCTTCTACACCCAGGAAGAGCCCCCAACTCCAGAGCCTTTATCCTTACAGAAGTCGTTATGTCATAGTGCGGATATGATGCCGAATACTGATACCAGCTTCTCTTTAAACCTAAAAGCTTGGCGAAATCATGCAACTCTTCTAGCGTATCAGCTACTAAATGGCACCATTCTTTTCCTCTCCATTTTGTTCTTACGTTATCTACGTAGATCGGCATATTTCTAGCCTTCAGTTTCGCCATTTAGACTCTGTCTAGATATTTAGCTAATACTTGTACCATTACTCCGGGCGTACCAGCGCCTAGCTACTTCCTGTGTGATCGCTATCCCGCGTTTGGATTGGCCAAGTTTCGATTGGCCTCATCGTAGTCAGGACTCGTCTGTCCTTGCTCAGGCATGACTTCACCCGTTAGAAGCCACCAGCGGTAGCTGGGGAACGCACGGGCTAGGGTCTCGATCTCGTCTGCCCCAATCCTCGCTTTTCCTCTCTTGATGTTTTGCCAGCGGACATAGTCCGTAGGTCCGGCCTCTGCAAGTTCTTTGATGCTTGCGGCCTGGAGCAATCGAAGCCCTCTATCAGAAAGACGCTCGGTCATTATAAAAAACCATAAATGTCTTATGTACACATGCCATTTGCTGTGTATTATGTACATGTGTATTTTGTACATATCGCATGAGGCAACCTGTTGCCGAGTATAGGGGGAATACATGGAAGAGTCTGGAATAGTGGGGTTCACCGTCACGGGTGCTGTGGAAAAGGTCACGGACTTCCGCACCGCGCCGTTCTGCTCGCAGGCGGTCTTCGCGCAGATGCTGGGCCTGGAGGACATCACGGAAGACGTGGTGCGAGGCTGGGTGGAAACCAAGACGATCCCGACTGCCAAGATTGGCCGTCGCCGCGTGGTGAACCTGCACCGTATTCGCCGTGACCTCGACCGGGGCAAGTCGATCTTCTGTCAGGGGGATTACGACGGTGATTAAGTACCTCGTAGAGATTTGCACCTTCCACGGCCCGACCCGGCAACGTCGCTGGCATCGCGTCCATCAGGGCGGTTCCCGCGTGGAATGCCAACGCTGGGTCGAAGAGTTGGTGGCTGTCTTCCCGACTGAAGAAGAAGCTCGCCGCTCCTTCAGCCTGACCCGCGAACGCGCTCGGCAGGTGTACCGCATCCGTGGGGTGAGGGCATGAACCATGGCCGCCAGTCCCTACTACCTGCGCCAAACCCACGCCCCGGACTGCGCCTGCTCTGTGTGCTGGTCCGCAAGGCAGGCCATCCCATTGCACAGCCCGTCGCCGTGTCCGGACTGCCGGCCCCCTGGGCTGCCCTATCTGGAAGATGGCCGCTGGCTCTGCCGTCCCCGTTCCTTCTGCGCGAAACACGACCCGTCCCGGCGTCCGCCGAAGTACTGGCACGTTGTGTACGACAGCGGGAAACCCACGCCCGGCGTTCGACTGCACAAACCTTTCGTCCTGGAGTGACTGCCTTATGAGACAGCCAACCGCACTGATTGCCTGCGAGTTCTCCGGGCGTGTCCGCGATGCACTGGCCCGGGTTGGTTTTTACGCCGTGAGCTGCGATCTGCTGCCTTCGGAAACCGAAGGGGAGCACGTCCAGGGGGATGTCCTGGAAATGCTGGACTGGGGGTGGGATCTGCTGATTGCCCACCCGCCCTGCACTGACCTGGCTACCTCGGGTGCCCGCTGGTTTCCCGAGAAGATTGCTGACGGTCGTCAGGCACGTGCCCTGGAGTTCGTTCGTACCCTGCTGTCGGCGCCTATTCGATTCAAGGCACTGGAGAACCCCAAGTCTGTGATCTCCAGCCATATTCGCAAGCCGGACCAGATCATCCAGCCCTGGATGTTCGGACACGGCGAGCGCAAGGAAACGCACCTCTGGTTGCAGAACCTGCCGCTTCTGGAGCCGACCCGTATCGTCGATGGACGTTCTCCGGTCGTGCATTACATGGCGCCAGGCCCTGACCGCTGGAAGGACCGTAGCCGGACCTATATCGGTATCGCCGAGGCGATGGCCGAGCAGTGGGGCCGTTATGTGATGCGGGCCTTGGCGGAACCAGAATCTGTGAGTTTTCACCCCGAGCAGCAGGACCTGCTGCGTGTCCTGGAGGGCTGACCCATGCTCGCTGACACCCTGAAAGCGCTGCTCCTGCTCTGCCTGATCCAGGCCGCCCGCACCGTGGCCGATCCGGTCAAGGGCCGCGCTCCCGGCTCGTCGGAACAGCCTCACCGTTCCGGCGAACGGAAGCACGGGCGCAGCGCACCCTTGAACGCCTCCCCCCTGAAACAGCCTCCGCTGGGGAGTGTGGGGCAGCTCCTCCGCCCCGCGCTCTCGAGCCCTCGGCGGCAAGAGCGGGATGACAAGGGCAGAGCCCTTGGTGTTGCTCTGCGGGTTCCAAGGGGAAGCGTTCCCCTTGGTCGTCGGCGACGACGTTGCGATAGGGATCGTTACCCGGATGGGCCGAGACGAACACCCGTGGTTGGCTTGGTTCGCTAGCGAATAGAGCCCGGCCCGAAGGGATCGCCCCACACATCACTTTCACCCAACACCGCTGAATGAAGGCGAAACAGCCGAATTTGCAGCAGCGGGCTAACTCACGCCGAAAAAGGCGAATTGAAGGAGAAACACCGATGAACATGTTTGCAACCCAAGGCGGCGTCGTCGAACTGTGGGTCACCAAGACCGATACCTATACCTCGACCAAGACCGGGGAAATCTACGCCTCGGTCCAGTCCATCGCCCCGATCCCGGAAGGCGCCCGTGGCAACGCCAAGGGCTTCGAGATCAGCGAATACAACATCGAGCCGACCCTGCTGGACGCCATTGTCTTCGAAGGCCAGCCGGTGCTCTGCAAGTTCGCCAGCGTGGTCCGCCCGACCCAAGACCGTTTCGGCCGGATCACCAATACCCAGGTCCTCGTGGATCTGCTGGCCGTAAGTGGCAAGCCGACCGCGCCGACCGCCCAAGCCCCGGCCCGCCCGCAAGCGCAGGCCCAAGCCCCGCGCCCGGCCCAGCAGCCGCAGGGCCAGGACAAACAAGACAAGTCCCCGGACGCCAAGGCGTAAGCCGTAGGAGGCCGCGATGCTCCGCTATCTCTCGCTGTTCGCGGTAGGTCTGGCCATCGGCTACGCCTGGGGCTGGATCGACGGCCTAGCGGCCTCCCTGGCTGTTTGAGGACTGATCGCTATGTCAGGCGTTGTCGCTGTGCAGGTGTGTACCGCGTGGACCTCGACTCCCGAGGGCTTCATGGCGTGTCGCGAACTCGCATGGCAACAGGCCTACCTGATTCCGCCCGAGGCCGCTGGATACGTGGACATCCTGGTCAACGGTGGTTTCTCCCCGGAAGCCTTTGGCATCGGTGCCGCTGGCGTCCTGGGATCGTTCGTGACGGGGCTTTTGATTGGCTGGGTCGCGTCACTTCTTCGTAAAGCCAAATAGAGAGGAAACACCATGAAAGCAATGAAGCAACGCATCGCCAAGTTCAGCCCGGTCGCCTCGTTCCGCAACCTGTGCATCGCCGGCTCCGTCACTGCCGCGACTTCGCTGCCGGCCTTCGCCGGGGTGATCGACACCAGCGCGGTGGAGTCGGCGATCACCGATGGCCAGGGCGATATGAAGGCCATTGGCGGCTACATCGTCGGCGCCCTGGTGATCCTGGCCGTTGCCGGCCTGATCTACAGCATGTTGCGCAAGGCGTAACGGGTGCTCTGGTCGGTGTGGTTGGGGGCGTTCTTCGCCGGCGCCTTCATCACCGGGTACCGGACCGGCGAATTCTTCTAACCGAACAGACCGAGGCGGAAGCCCCCTCCGGAGTTTCCGGCAGGGGGCTTTTTTGTGTGGGGTCTTATGATGAAGTTTGCGAGCCTGATTCTGATGCTTCTCTTTGCCACGCTGGCGAGGGCTGAGGATTACTACTGGAAAATTCAGTCACTGCCTGAACGCTTTTCTTCGCCCTCGGCAGCTTGCGCGGCGTGGGCCAAAGCCACGGGACGCCCTGGGGAGTTCACCTTCACCGGGTCTATGAAAGCCCGTGACCAGACCTCGTTTTGGTGCGAGTTCACGAACAACGAAACCGGCAAGACTGCTGCCGGGTATGGTCCTGCCGGACGCTATGGCGATAGCTGTCCCGAGGGGACGGAATACGATAAGGCGACCGGGGTTTGTAAGTCGCCTCCGCAAGAATGCAAGGAAGGCGAACTGTTCCCGGCCAAGGGCCCGGACTCGCCCGTAGTTACCTCGGGAGGCCGTAACTATGTCGGTGACGGCGGCGCCCCGACCGCCTGCTATCAAAGCTGTGAGTATGGCGGCAATCCCAGCCCGGCCAGTTGCTATCTGGTCAAAGGCTCCACCACGACCGGCTTCTGCAATTACATCCTCAAGGGCACCGGACAGAATTGCGGTGCCGATTCCTACACCTTCTCCCAGACCGGCGATTCGCTGAACCCGCCCGACACCCCGAACACCGATCCCTCCGACCCGAACGACCCCGGCTGCCCGCCCGGCTGGTCGTGGTCGGGGACTATCTGCGTCAAGACCCCGACCGATCCCACGGATCCAACCGACCCGACCACGCCGGGCGGTGATGGCGATGGCGGCGGCGATGGCAATGGCGGTGGAAACAACAACGGCGGCGGCAATGACGGTGGCACCGGCAATGGCGGCGATGGCAGCGGGGGAGGGGACGGCAACGGCGGGGGCGATGGTAGCGGCGATGGTGACGGCAGCGGCACGGGCGGCGATGGCAACGGCACCTGCGACCCGGCGAAAGAGAACTGCTCCACCGGCCCCGAAGGCCCTGGCGGCGAACTCAAGGAGCCCACGCCCGGCACCTGGGATGACGCCATCGCCACCTGGGAAAAGAAGGTCGAGGACGCCAAGCAAGAACTCAAGACCAAGGTGAAGGCCAACGTCGACCAGATGAAGGGTGCCTTCGACCTCAACCTGGCGGAAGGCGGCGGGCAACTGCCCTGCGAGTCCATGACCATTTGGGGCAAGTCCTACTCCCTCTGTATCTCCGACTACGCCGGCCAACTCTCCAGCCTGCGCGTGGCGCTGCTGCTGATGGCCGCGCTGATCGCCGCCCTCATTCTGCTGAAGGACTGACTCTATGGAATGGCTCTCCGGTTTTCTCGATCAGATCATCGCCTTCTTCCAGTGGATCTGGGATTTCTTCGCTCAAGGCATCTATGACTTCGTGCGCGACGGACTGGTGGTCGCCACCAAGGCGTCGATGTACGCCGCGCTCCAGACCCTGATCCTGCTGATCGATGTCAGCTACACCGCCGCCCGCGAACTGATCGACAGCCTTGGCGTGCCGCAGATGATCCGCAGCATGTATGCCGCGCTGCCGGGGCCGATTGCGGCGGGTCTGGCCTTCTTCGGCGTGCCGCAGGCGCTGAACATCATCATGGTCGCGGCGGCGACGCGCTTCTGCATGCGCTTCGTGCCGTTCATTGGGAGGTGATCCGTGTCGATCAAGATCCATCACGGCCCCAATGGCTCCTACAAGACCTCCGGCGCGATCCAAGATGACGCCGTGCCCGCGCTGAAAGACGGGCGGGTGATCATCACCAACGTGCGCGGCTTCACCCTGGAGGGGGCCTATCAGGTCTTCCCGGACCTGCCCAACACGGCGGAAATCATCAACCTCGATCTGGAGTCGCTGGAAGACCTCGAAAAGATGCGCACGTGGTTTCAGTGGGCGCCCCGCGGTGCCTTCCTGATCTTCGACGAAACCCAACTGCTGTTTCCCAAATCCTGGCGGGAAAAAGACCTCGAGCGCTTCGACTACCCCGGTGGACCGGAAGCGGCCCACGCGGCCGACCGCCCCATGGGCTGGCTCGACGCCTGGACCCGGCATCGGCATTTCAACTGGGACATTGTCCTCACCACGCCGAACATCTCCTACATCCGCGACGATATCCGCATGACCTGCGAGATGGCCTACAAGCATTCCAACCTCGCGGTGATCGGCATCCCTGGCCGCTACAAGGAGGCCCAGCATGACGCCCAACTCAACCGTCCGCCCGCCGATGGCACCATCATCGAGTACAAGCGGATCCGAAAGCAGACCTTCGCTCTCTACCAGTCCACGGCCACCGGCAAGACCCAAGACACCAAGGCGGGCAAGAGCCTCTTCCGGTCGCCTAAGCTGGTTCTTCTACTGGCATTGCTGGCCGGCACTATTGGCTTTGTCTGGTATATGGGGCCTCTGCGCACGATTGGCGGTCCGGCTGCTGCGACACCTGCCGACGCTCCTGGCGACCCTGCTCAAGCCCCTGCTGCGCCCGCTGCTGTGGCTGCTCCAGCGCGTCCTGCTGCGAATAGCTTTCTTCCTCCTGGGCTTGTACCTGATGGGCCTGCTGCTGCGCCTGTTGATCTGAACGCCCATCCCTTCGCCGATCGGCGGATCTCCATCCTCGCCCACGCTTACCGCAAGTCGCGGGGCGACATTTACCTGTTCGCCCTGGAGGATCCCACGGGCCGGCGCCTGGAACTCACCAGCTGGCAACTGATCGGCTCCGGCTACCGGGTGACGCCCAAGGGCGAGTGCGTTGTAGAGCTTCGCTATGAGGACTGGAAACAGACCGTCACCTGTGCCGGGAGGCAGGCCGGCGCGGTGGCCAGCATCGCTCCGGCAGCGCCTGTCGCCGCGTCCGCAGACGCACCGGCCAGGGGCCAGTCGCCGCTGACCATCGTCCCCGATTCCGAATACGCCTCGCGGCCCTGGAGGCAGAAATGATCGATTGGGAATTCCTCGTTCCGGTGGCGATGGGCTGGGCGCTGCATCACTGGTGGACGGTGATGACGGCGCTAGCGGCGGTAGGGGTGCCGCCATGAGGGGCGGGCCGCGCCGCCGGCCGGGAGCGCAAGGCATGAGCGATAGGCCGAAGGCGCGGCCGACGCCCCTGTAACACGTCGGATAACCCCCGATCAGCAACCTCATAGAACCTCATTAACGGGTAAAGAACATGAAGACTCCGATCCATCCAACCCGACTGGTCCTCGAAGAAAACGGGGATTTCCACAAGTCCCCGAAGGGGATGCTTTTCATGGACCCGCTCAATGGACAGTTCACCGACCTGTCAGGCGTGCGCATCCTGCGGTGTGGCGTGGACACCGTGCGGCAGCTGTACAACGGCAAGTTGCGGCCGGAAGTCATGGCGCTGTTTGACCTGTCGGTGGATGTGGTCGAGTTCGCCGGCTACGAATGGTCCAAGGGCCGTATCGGTCGCGACTCTGGCTATCAGTACCGCCTGCAGAACGCCGAAATGGGCCTGATCCTGCTGATCAAGAACCACAACATCAAGGTCGACACCATTGGCTCGCACCTCAAGATCGAGGTGTCGCCCCACGCCATTGACGGCGCCGACCCGCGTATCCTCCAGGGCGTGCTGGATGACCTGGCCGCAGCGGTGCTGAGTCACTGCGAGACCAACCAAGCAGCCGTGCATATCGCGCTGGATGTGCAGGGCTGGACGCCTCCGGCTGATCTCGTTGATCGCATGCACTGCCGCTCGCGTCGGGTACGGCAAATCAGTGGGATCGAGCGGATCGAGTTCGACGGCAATGCCTCGGTCTACGGGCGTGGCGAGACGTACATGTTCGGCTCGGCCAACGGCCTGCAACTGTCGATCTATAACAAGACCCTCCAGGCTCGGGCCACCGACAAGCTCGACTATTGGGAAAGCGTGTGGGCGACCCTGAACGGGGATCCGTTCGGCGATGGCGACCCGGCCTATAACCCCCTGGAAACGGTGTGGCGGATCGAGTTTCGCTATCACCACTCCATCGTCCAGCAGTTCTCCGAAGGCTCACGTATGGCCTCGGGAGAGGTCATCGGCTGCCGCACCTACGAGGGCCTTTGCCCGCACCTACAGGGGCTGTGGAACTATGCCTGCGAGGCATTCCGTGTGCTCTCTCGGGAGGGCATGTATGACGCCTTCTGGAGCCTGATCAGCCAGGATGCTCGCGTCCAAGTCGAGTGCGATCCGCTGATCGAGCGCACCGAGTATCGGCGCTATTACAAGACTGCCAAGGGCTTCAGCGGGCGTAACTGCGAGATGTTCCTCGGCCAGTTCGTGAGCCTGATCGCGCGGGAGCGTGTCCCGGCAAAAAAGGCTATTGAGTCCGCCCGCAAATTGGAGTTCTGGCACGTTATCGAAGACCACTATCTCGCCAAGGGTTGGACTCGTCGCGATCTGGAAAGGCATATCCACAAGCTCATGTGTGATCGCTATCTGCGCAAGGGATATGCGATATGACGGTACGTAAGGACGGCAAGACGTGGACGGCTGACTTCTATGAGAATGGTCGTTCCGGGCGCAGGATTCGCAAGAAAGGCTTCGCCACCAAGTCTGCCGCGATTCGCTATGAGCAGGATTTTTTCGCCGTGAAGGGCGAGACGGGCCGACCGCTGGATGACCGGCTCTCCGATCTGGTGAAGGTTTGGTATGACCTCCACGGCTGCACCTTGAAGGATGGCAAGCAACGCTTGGCGCGCTGCGAGGCGCTGGCGAAGCGGCTAGGGAACCCCCTGGCGTTCGAGTTCGATTCGTTGGCGTGGGCACGCTACCGGCAACGTCGCTTGACCGAGGTGAAGCCTGAGACGGTCAATCATGAGCAACGCTACTTGTCGGCGGTCTTCTCTGAACTGATTCGCCTGGGCTCCTGGCACAAGGAAAACCCGCTGGGCAAGGTCCGGCAAATCAAGACGGACCAGGTCGAACTGACGTTTCTGTCCCTGGATCAGGTCGCTCGACTGCTGGAAGAGTGCAAGGCCAGTACGAACAACCATACCTATCCGGTCGCGCTGTTGTGTCTCGCCACGGGAGCCCGCTGGGAAGAGGCGGAAAGCCTGACGCGGGGCGCTGTGCATGGCGGCAAGGTGCACTATCACCGGACCAAGAATCGGCAGAGCCGATCAGTGCCGATCCCGGACGAGTTGGAGAGGTTGATATTCAAGGTGGGCATGCCTGGATCTGGCCGCCTGTTCATGTCTTGCCGCGCCGCGTTCCGCTGCGCCTATCAGCGTTGCGGGTTCCAGACGCCGGGCCAGATGACCCACATTCTCCGCCATACCTTCGCCAGCCACTACATGATGGGGGGAGGGGACATCCTGACCCTGCAGCGGATCCTCGGCCACTCCTCGATCACGATGACCATGCGGTATGCGCACCTATCGCCGGAGCATTTGGCATCGGCTATGAGCTTGTCCCCGTTGTCTCAGGTAAAGCACTTCGCTAGTCAGGTACACCAGTAG